TAAAGCGCGTTCCATTATGCCAGACTGCAAGCCTGTGATCTTAAACACCGGGTCATTCAATTCATTTGATGAACCGCGCACCTTGCCGTTGTGATCATATATTTTTGTGCGCGCTTTCTTGCCGGGATCAATTGACATTTTATCAATAAAACCAAACGGGAAAAAACGCGCATAACCTGACGTACCGACAACGTTGAGCATTTCGCCCTTTGTATGTGCCAACGGTGCGCCGGTCGATCTGGTGCCGTAAACCTGTTTCAATGTGTCGCTTTTGCTTGTCAATGTAAACGTTTCGGTCCCCAACAAATCGCCAATAAATGCGGTTCCTGTTGCCGGCACGCCTAGCGTTGTTTCAAGTGTTGCGGTTGTTGCTGAAATCGTCAACGCTTCCGATAAAATCGAAATTGCGTTATTAAGTATTGACTTGCTCGCGCTATATTCTGCAATAAACGCAAACCCGCCAAATTGTAGCATTTGCCCGCTGTCTTTGTTAAATGATAAATTCATATTTGCCCCCTTTTTCGTATTGTGAAATCAAACCGCATTGAATAATACGGTGGCGTATTTCCTCTATTCATAAAATCACCTAAACGCATAAACGGCGTTTCGCGGTCCATTGTTACGCCTCCAACGTTGCAAAAACTTTTTATGATCTCGGCGTAAATCTTCGGCTGTAATGCAACCAAATCGGCGTAACCCGTTTCAAAATCTTCGCTGTTATTAAATACCGAAATGTAAACGCTTATGTCTTGCTCTTCGTCTGGCGTTTCGTCAAGCGGGTTTACTCCCGGCGTCAAGCGTTCCTGTTGTGTACTTACGAATACAAGCGGAAATTTGTTTTGCTCAAAATTCATTGGTATATAAACGCCTCTAAATGCCGTTGTAATTCCTGTAATCTTATTCAAGTTAGTTATAAATGTTGCAATTTGTGTTTCAAGTAGCATTGTGGACCGCCTTACTGATCGCCCGCGCGCCGTATTGGTGCAATGTATTTATATCTTCCGGTGTAAAACCCCAAAAAGACCGCGCCGGCAATGAACCGCCTTTGCCGATTGTACCAAAGTTATGCCAACCCGCAAGATTATTTATTTGCTTGCTTGAATGAACGGCGCCTGAACCTATTTTTAAATCTCCGGTGTTTTGGTTTTTCAAGCGCTGAACGTATGAACGCATCATTTCACCGGTCAACCGTAACCAATCCAAATGCCCGGCTGTGCGCGCTTTCCATTTCTCGTATTGTTCATTATACGGCGCGAAATAATCACCTTGTAAATCAATGCCGTCAAGTGATCGCGCCCGGATATTGTCGGCTTGCATTTTCAATAATTCAAGCAATAACTTCGGTATAATCGCATTGACGCGCTTTGAAATTTCAATCATTTTTTCGGTTGGCTTCAAGATCATAAACAACCGCCCCTGTATATGTCAATGGTCCGCTGTACTAATGGCGGGTATTGTGCTGTGTTTTCGGTATTAAACTGTGGCGCGTTGTAATATAATGCCTTTGCAAGTGTAATGCAACTTTCTTCAAGATCTGCGGGTATATTCTTTCCTGTTCCGCTGACGGTATAACCTGCTGAATATGTGATTGTAACATCGTCAATAAATTGCTCTTTTGTGCGTATTATCCCGCCGTTGTAATCAATTGTAAAATCATCAACGATTAACCCGGTGCCGTCTGAATAAGTCATTGTTCCAACCGTAATCAATGGGTGTTCGTCAATAATAATCGCATCGCAATATTGGCATTGATACGTTTTTGTATGATCTGCTTTTACCAATGATCTTCCAATTTCGTTTTCTAAAATTGAACTTGCCAAATTTATAAAACGTATTTTATCATCTTCGGTTGCCTTGCTATCAAGTGCCAACGTTGCGGTTGTTGTCAATGCATTACTTGCCAAACTCATTTTGCGCCCTTTCTATTTTGTAGAATACGCCCGCCGGCTGTGGGTCAACTCCGGCGGGTATACTCTCGGCGTTAGGTAATCGGATAATGAACCGGATTCATGCCAATTATCATACCGCACATAACATCGGTTTTTGTGGCAATCTGAACCGGTGCCATTTTAACGTATTTCTTTGTTGGCTTGCCCTCAATTACAAGCAAACCGGCAACTGTCAATGTGGCGGTTCCGGTGGTTGTCATTGTCGTAAACGTTCCGGTGCTTGTATCGCATTCGGTCAACGTCAATGTGATTGTTCCCCCCAACGTTCCAACGTCAAGTACGCCGGCAACGGTCTGGCACATTTGAACATCAACCGCAACGGGTACCGGGTCCGTTGTACCGCCGGTATAAGACTTGGCAACGATACACTCCTCAATCAATACGCTGTTAACAATATTAGTGTTCATACTTTACCCCCTTATTTCACTTTCAAAACCTTGAATGCTTCCGGCAATGCAACGCCCCCGCCGGCACGATAGCGGTAATACCATGCGCGGTATGGCAAATACAATTCTTGCAAAAATTGTATCGCAAGATCAAGTTTTGACCGCACGATATACTTTTTGAAATTTCCAATGATAGCAACGGTTTTGCCGGTTGCCCATGCGTCAAGATCTGCAACCTCATAAACCGGTATGCCGTCAAATGCGCCCGGATTAACGGCGTTCGGCGGTGTCCATAAATAACCTGATCCGGTCGTTGCCTTATAACTTGCCATTGCGCCAACTGTTGAACGCAAGGTTACAAGTGAGGCATCTTTTGCATACTGCGCCGGCAACGAATATACAAACGTTTTAAACTCGTCAACGCTCAATGTGGTGCTTGCGCTTGTTACAACCTGTGAAGCTAAAACGGTTTTGTTTTTTGTTATGCCCTCAAAATCGTTTGCGCCTGAACCAATCAAGATCATCTGGCTGTTGTTCAACGCCATTGCCTCTTGAATTTTCAACATTGTGGTTTCAACAATGTTTGCATCACTGTCCGCAAGTAAATCCGGGTTGATCGTTGCAATACCGTCAAACAAATGAGTATTGCACAAAAATTTTCCCATTTCCTGCGTGTTGATCGTTGGCATCGTTGTCAATCCGTCTGCTTTTCTGAATGTTGCGCTTGACGTATCAACCGGAAAACTGTTGTTCGGGTTGTTGGTGCCGGCGAAATCTACAATACTCAACAACGGTTGACTTGCAATTTCGTTTTTGATGATCTTATTTGCAATAACTTCGCCAACCGCATACGCGCCGGTTATGTCGCTGACGTATGTCAACGCGCCCTTTGCCTCTTTATCATTCGGGTTCTTGATGAAATTGGCAACCTTTTTGCATGCCTCGATATATTCATCGTCTTGCCCGTCTGCCTTTGTTACAACCCGGACCGCTTCGGCGCGCTTCAATTCGTCAAGCTGTGCCATTGCAATTTGTAGATCTGAAGAAAGTTTTTCAAAACGCTCGCCGTTGGTGGCGCCTTTGCTTTCAACTTCGGCGCGTATTTCAACGGCCAATTTGTTAACCGCTTCAACTGCAGTATTAACGTCTTTGATCTGGTTTACCACGTCTTTAATTTCCATATCCATAATTAAACCCCTTTCGTTTTTGCCATGTTTGACGCTGTTTCGTTCAATAACTTTTTACTCTCTGCTAAAAGTGTAACAATACCTGAATAGTCAACCGGCTGTTTTTCAGTGGTTTGATCATTCGCGGGTTGTTCCGGCTTTGTAGCAAGATCATAAATACTCAATAACTGTTTTACCTGTACCATTTTCTGTATCATATCATCGCCAATTTTCCGGCCCTCTTTAACTTCCTTATTCATTTTCATTATCGCTTCAATTATCGGCTCAAGATCTTCGGCCTTGCATATCCTGTTTTTATATCCAATCAAGTATGCATCTTCATCGGCCGGAAACGGTACAACGGAAAACTCAAATAATTTTACCTCATTTAAAAACCGTATGTCATTATCGCCGTATGTTTTTTTGATAGCGAAATACCCAATTGAAAAATTGCTTACGGCGCCGGCCTTAATCAAGATCATTTCATCTTTACCGTATGTTGTCGGCTCAATCCTTGCATCTTCGACAACGCAGCCTTTTGTATCTTCGTAAATGTCTTTAAATCGCCCGCCTAAAACAACATCGGAATTATGATTTTTTAAAAACTTTATTTTGTTACGGCGCTCTGTGATTGTTTTCGTATATGCGCCGGGTGTAATAATGTCGTTGTAGTAATCCGGTTCATTTCTGAACGTTCCGATATAACCGGTTACAAGTAACGCGCCGTCATCGGCCTCTTTCGTTTCAAATTTCTGCGCTATTGTTTTTATTTCATTCATAGTATTACCCCTTTTTAGTATATACGCTTTTCACTTTAAATACTCTAAAACTTTTTTTGCTTGTTTTTCAACCATTTTTTTATATACCCTTGCAACTTTTGCCTCCTGTGATCTTGCGAAACGGTCCTGTTGTTTCCATTCAAGCGTTTTATCTGCAGGCGTGTATTGCTTTTCATCGGCGTTATTGTAGAATACTGCGCCGGTTGTGCAACGGCAATTTATATCAAGTTCAGCAACGCCGGTGTTTCCAGGATAATCGCACTCAAACCCGGCACAAATAAAATCATCATCAAGGCCAACTTTTACGCCCTCCATTTCGGCATGATCTTCGCGTACTATATCATCGCGCTCGGTTATCCATTCTTTAAACTCAACTAACCCGCTTTGTTTGTAAGCATCGACAACGCCGAATTGTGTGGCGTCATGGGTTTCGGTCCGCGCAATTGTCATGCAACGCCCGGCGCTTGCCTGTGCGAAAACCCCGCCTATTCTTTCGGCAATTTGTGAAACGCTCTCGCCCGCGCTCATGCCCTCCGCAATCTCTGATCTGATCATTAATTTCGTTGTGGTATTTATGCCAACGATTTTATTGCCAACGGTGGCATTGATATAATTCTGTATTTTGTTGTGCATAGGGTTGTAATTGACCGTTGACTGTAAAGCAACCAACCAACGTTGTGCCGAACCGTTGACAATCTCGCCGTATATGTCGCGAAATTCATCTTGCATATCTTCGGCAATATCGTCTAGTATTTCGGCAATCCATTTGTTGTCAATATCGCTGACGGCGTTTACTGCCTTTACTTCAAGTCTGCCCGCGCTGCTTTTTGTTGTTGCCGGTATAATGTCGATCATGCCTTGCCGGTGTTGTGATAATGTAACGTTGTCAATAGCAATATTTTCCGGCAATCCTAAAACGCGCCCGGCATCAACCAACGTAATAAGATCATATTGAACCGCCTTTATGGTCCGGTCAAACTTCTCGGTTTCGCTGTCCTTTAACGCTTCAATGCCGGTCAAGTCATACCATAAATAAACACCGTCTTTTTTGAATGTTTTAACAATACGGTTTATGCCCTCTGCAAAATAATTCAATTCTGGTATTACGTTAATAGTCCAAAATACGCGCATGCTCTCGCGGTAATTATCATACTTTGCGAAATCAACGCTTAACAATGGCAATGGTACCATCATCAAATTGGCAATATCTTCTTTAGCCATTTTTTTAAGTTCTGCAAACGCCATGTCTTTATGGTTTGTTCCTATGCTTTTTACTTTTGCGCCTCCGTCAATTACCAAAGCGGTGCCGGCCTTGCGCGCCCCGCTGAATAGGTTACGAATAGAGGCCATTAAACGCGCGCCCCCGTCTTGCAATTTCTGCTCAAGCTCAACGACAAACGCCGGTATTGCGCCGTTTTCGAATACGCTGTTGTTCCAAATGTCAACGTTGCGCGCGCTGTCTACCTGTAAAGCGCCGACTGTGACCGGTGCAAACCCGCCGTATATATCGGCCGGGTCATAATATTTAAAACATGCCAATTGCTCAAGTGGTATTGTGATCTCATTCTTACCGGCCAACGTATAACTTGTAATAATTCCGTTATTGTCTTTTTTCGCTGTAATCATGTTTTTTGTCAATACGGTAAACTCTTGCGCCTCTCCGATTTTATCATTTTGCAACCATAAATAAACTATTCCGTCAAGGCGCCTGAATATTGCAAGCATCTGCAATATTTCGCTGAATGTTTGCAAGTCATTCGGTTTATCAATGATCTTATTAAATGGGTGTTTTGTTATGGGTTCGCTTTTTCCCGCTTCGTCTTTTCGGTATATTCTGAATTGCGGTTGCTGTACCGCGTTCACAATGTGTTGGCACGCCAACCAAACGTATATGTTGCCCTTGTATGCGCGTTTTATATTCTCGGTCAATGATCGCCGGGTGTAATCAATAACTGCGCTTTCATTGTTCAACGCGCTAAACGTTTCTTCTGCAAGATCTTTTTTTTCAATTACTTCGGCCGGTGCTTTTTTTTTAAATATCATTTTGCCCCCCTTTTATACAACGGCAACTGTTGGCTCAATTACCGGTTTATGAAATGCCTCTGCGCCGTATCGTATGGCATCAACCGCATGATTGTTTTTATCCTCTGGTATCGGCAACGGTTCGCCTGCGCTGTCCTCTTTCCATTGATAATTATTAAATTCATCTATTGTATATACGCTTTTGGCTGTAATATAAATTGTTTTTAAGTTCAACAACCAATCAATGCCGTTTCGTATACTGTCCGGTCCCTTTTCGCATGGCGCAATCGCCGGAAAAAACTCTTGTAAGTCTGTAATACTTTTAGGCTCGGCGCTATCGGCCTTTATTGTAGAATATTCGGCAACGCCGGCCGTCTGCATGCACGTTGCAAGCATCGAATTGGTCAACCCTACCGAATAAACCAATTCGTCAATATAAATGCAATTGTCATAATAATAAAGATCTTCGACAACGGCCGGGTCAATCGTAAACCCAAAATCTAAACCTACTGAATGCGCGCCGTAATTTTTTATTGCCTCCGGTATCGCTTCAATGATCTCATACTTTTTAAATATTACGCCCTCTGGCGTTGCAAAATTACCATATAAAAAGCGTTCCTTGTTATCATGCCCCAATTGCCCTAAAACGTTCTCAATATATCCAACGGCAATATTGTCCTTGTTGTCCTGCGGGTTCATTCTCAACACTCTATAGCGCGCGCTGTCCGGCAATGGTTGCTTTGTTCGCGGGTTCACGCCCTCAATTAATAGCCTATAAGTCCAATGCGTCTTGGCCGGCGGGTTAAAATCCAAAAATAGCATTGGCTTCAAGCCCGGTATGCGTTGCGCCAATCTTGTTTGTAATATCTCAACGGTTGGGTACGCAATCTGGCTCGCCTCATTTAAGAATATGCCAACGTACTCGCGCCCTAGTATTTTCTCTACTCGGTCGGCTTGGTCTAAGCCGTCAACGAAGATCATCGAACCATTACGGTATTTTATAAATGTTTTTTGGTTGTTAATGTCGGCAATTGCATTCATGTCCGGCGCAATTACTTTTTTTAAGGTATCAAGCCAAATTGATAAAACCGCATGGCTCGCGAATTTCCTGCCTATAAAAAACCATGCGCCCGGGTATTTCATTGCAAGTAAATGAAACATCTCGCAAATTAACCGCGTCTTGCCTGATCTGCTACCGCCATAATATGCGGTATAAATAATATTTTTGCTGACGTCTTTACGATCTTTTTTGAATAAACGCAACGCTTCAATTTGTCGCGGTGTCGGCTGAAATATTGCGCCCGGCGCTGTCATATGTCCGCTAACTCTTTATGTTTTACAATCACAATTTGTTTTGTAAAATCAATACCTATGCGTTCATCGTAACCGCGCGCCCGGCCTTTAGTTTTCAAGTAAAATATAATTGCTGTTGTATCGCCGTCTTTTATTTTTTTTAGTAAACTATGCTCAACGTAATCAATCTGCATTTCGCCTAAATCGTCAATTGCTTTTTTAAACTTCGGGTCCGCTTTCATATAATTATAAAACGTTACCCGGCTTATTCCAACGGACCGGCATGTTTCGGTTACAATGCCTAAACTTTTCTCGTATGCTATCAATAACGCTTTTTTGTTCTCCCTAACCTCTTTTTGATTTTTGGTTTCCTCTGGTGTTTTTTTCATCATGCCCCCGCCCTGCTTTTTATATAGTCTAAGATCTCTTTTTTTCTCGCCGGGTTAACCGTTGTATATGCAATTTCGCTTGTATCAAGTAGCGCCTTTTCATACCCGCGCAAGTATGCCCTCGCATGCTGTAACGCTTCTTTGTGCTTGCCCTCATGCAACGCCCGCAAGTATGTGTAATATTGCAAGTCAACAATGTCGGTTGTGCCAAATTCGTTTTGCGCCTCTTTAATTAATCCTAAAAATTGCTCGTATGGCGCTTTGCGTAAATCAATCATTGCCAATGCAACCAACGAAATTATTGTAATTCTTAAATTATCCTGCAACCTGTGTTTTTTATCATACGCAATATTCAACGGAACCATTGCCCCCGCATGATCGCCAGCAATCAATAAATGCCTCCCTAGTAAATAATTTTTCAATGCGTATAATCCCGGCTGAACATTATCAATACCTTTTTCTTCAATGTCTTTTATGTCTACTAGTAGCGCGTTTATTTGATCTTGGTTTCGTTGCTGTCTTTTTTCTTTTTTCATATCGTAACCGCTGTGGTATATTTCAAGATCATTACAATAATAAATACTGTTTTCGTTCAACGCGCCGTTTATCTGGTTGTGGACCGCTGACGTTATGTTCACATAATCCTGGCGTATAATTCGAGTATTTGAATACCCCGCATATTTGTGGGCGCCGGTTTCGTGATACTCATAAAATTTAATTCTGATCGTGTCCTTTTCTAATCGTATTGCTTTTTCAATGATCTTCTGCAAACTGTCGCTTGTAGTAAACTTTAAAACCTCGTCGGCGTCAATGATCAACACCCAATCATTTGTTGCCCGGCGTATGCTGTTATTTCTTGCATTGGCGAAATTGAACGGCGTTTCAATAAACTCGTAAACCTTATCAGTATAGCGCCTTGCAATGTCTTGGGTTCCGTCTGTACTCCCGGTGTCAACTATAATCAATTCGTCAACCTTGCCGGCAATGCTATCAAGGCAATTGTGCAATACATGGGCCTCATTTTTTACAATCATGCAAGCGCTGATCTTTATTTTTTGCGGTCTGTCCTTTTCGCTCAATATATGCCTGATCTTTTCGCATGTAACCGGCAATTTGTGCTTGTATGCTTGCCTGAATTTTCTCAATTGTTCCCATTGATAATATTGCCTAAATGTTTCAATCATTACGCCGGCGGTTTCTTCGCATATGTTTTTATTGAACCGGTCAATATGCACGTTTACAATTCCCGGCACACGCGCGTAATCTTCTGGCATGTCAACCGGATTTTCAGGCCTCATTGCTTGAATTAAGTTTATACATTTTACTTTTTGTAGAATTGCGCCCGCTTGTATGTTTGAATTGGCGCCGGTGCTGTCGGTCTGGTCAACGCCGTTATGTTTTACCAAATGGCCAATTGAGTAACCGCTTGCATTCTTTTCAACCGTTGCAATATTTGTGTCGTTATTTTTAACCCTCATTTTTTGCCAACCTTTTCGCCTCGTTTTTTATCAACCTTTTTTCACGCAACGCGCCTTTTTTCTTTTTGCATAACTCTGCAATTCTCGGATAATTTAACAACCTTGTAAATTCTTTTTCATCGGCGCCAAACCAATAAACAAACTCTTGCATTGATGTTACGCTGACCTGCCCGCCAACTGTCGAACAGTTAAGAATATTCATAAACCCTTTTTTTTGTTCTTCGGTCCAATGATCGCCAACGTAATTTCGCCCGGTGTCAACTTCAAGTATGGGTTGGTAACGCATCGGAAACGCGACAAATTGAAAACCTTTTGTATCATATCTTGCGTTTAGTTCTTCAAGCAAATTTACATGCTCTTTTAACCTGTAATATAAATCGGCCGGCGTATCTTTGAAATTGTATAATACGTAATTGTAAAAGCTTCTATGGCCCCGCTCTGCCATTTTGCGTATTGCGTTTTGAAAATATCCATCGGCTTGCATGCCGTCAAAAGCAAACCGGACCGGGTCAAACGGCACGCCCTGCAATATGTCGGCAATTTCATCGGTCATTAATCGCGCATCAAGTGCCTGGTTGAAATCAATCTTTTTTATGATCTTGCGGTTTACAAGATCTTTTATTTTTGCAACGTCTTTTTTCATTTCATCAATGGGTTTCGCCGTAAAATTATTATCATAAAAAAGAACCCTATCAACTCCGGCGCAAATGTCTTTTTCCCAATCATCGCGCCCGGCAAATTGCGGTTCCAATATTCTTACCATGCAAAACCCGCATGCCCTTACGCAACCCCTGCTTGTATGCACTATTGAATATGTCGGCTTGTGATCAAGTAAAGTATAATCCGGCGCAAACGCTTCGGCCTCCGGCAATAATCCCTTGTGAACCTCAAACCCCTCGCGTTCGAATATGTCCGGCCGTAATGTCGCACTGATACCCCCAACCCAAACCCGCTTTGCCCGCTTGCGCGCCTCTTTTGCAATTCGCAATACGTTGTAAATATCAAACGTAAATAGCGTTGTAATCCATATTTCGTCAAACTCATTTACTGCCGGCAATTTATTATTGAATATTTTGCAATGATCTCCTAAGCTTTTACGCCATGCGCCGATTTTCATTAATGACAACGGTGCATAGTTTTCATTATTCGCGGTATTAATTAAAGCAATCCGCATAAACGCATCACCCCCCGCCCGCGCCCCACATCTGTATTGACCGTTTCGCCGTTTAATAAATACGCTTCAATTGCCTCGCGGTGCTTTTCCGGTATCGTTATAATAATGCTGTAATCTTGCAACCCCTCAAGATCTTCGTTCTGTTTGTCAAGATCGCTAAAATCATCGCCGGCATTGAATGCGCTTGCCCCGCCCGGCGTATGCAACCCCCAATCGTTCAACGCTTCAACTTCCCAAACATTTGCAAGTATGTCATTATCCCAATCACCGAATGATACGTTGTCTTTAATGATAAACTCTTTTTTCTGTTCCGGCGTCAAACCCTCTGCAATTAATACCTCAACTTTTTTATACCCCAAACTTTGCAGCGCGCGCAACCGCATGTTGCCCCCTAAGATCATCATTGCATCATCAACTACAATTGGCCGTAATCCTATCATTTCGGGAAAATCAATAATTGATTTTTTCAATTTCTCAAACTGTGCTTTTTTTATCGTTCGCGGGTTGTCCGGGTTCGGCAATATTTTTGTGATTTCTATGATCTTTCTTTTTACTTCCATTTTTTACCTCCGGTTATCGTTTACCATTAATACCTTTAATGCTCATTTTTGATAACAATTTGCCCGCCTCTTTCAACCTATTCATACGCTCGGCAACTTCGGCGCCATGATCTTCGGTTTCCTTCTTTATATACGCTTTACTTTTTGCGCGCCAACACTGACCAACGCCGGCGCCGGGTCTGTTAAAAAATCTTTTTGCCAAATCATCGAATTTATTAATTGAATTGTAAAATGTTCTTGTCGATAGTTTAACGGACCGGCATGCGTTTGTTATCGTTGCGCCGGCCTCAATATCTTCAAGTATTTTTGTTATTTGTTCCCGGCGTTCTTGCGTCAAGGTTTCATTTGTTCCGTAACAACCTTTACCCATTTAAAAAACCCCCTCTTGTTTTGCATCAATTGTTGCTTGGTGTATCATTCGTAAATATGGTTTCATGTCTTTAACATCGCCGTATGTGTCGTGGTGATCTCGGCACAACGCTATTAAATTCTCTATTTTATCGGCGCTGTGATCTGGCCGGCCCCCCATGCCCCGCGCGTCAATGTGGTGTACGTCAACCGAAACGCCGTTGCATATTTCGCAAGGTATAACATCGTCTTTGCAATATCCAAAAAATTTCATATAAATTTTTACATGGCGTTTCATGGGTTCGGCCTCAATCATTCTCTTTAATGTCTTTTGTAATAAATATTGATACGGTCCACGCAAACAATGATAAATGTATGCCGTAATCAATTGCGTCAATGAAGTATGAAATTGAAATTGATATTTCCGGCAATACTGCAAATTGCCTCATAACCCGCTCTGAATAGCAATTTTCCTTTGTTATAACTGTAAACTCAACGCAAGGTTTAATCATATGCGCCTCATTTCTTTTTATAGTGTAAACCTGTTAAATACTTTTTTCAATATTTATTTCATCGGCCAACCTCTTAATTGCGCGTTGCTCGCAACCTTTGTGCCTGTAATAACTCCTTATACAATTTACAATGATCGTTGTAATATAACTATGTACGTTCTTGGTTGTGTCTATTGATTGTAGAACGTTACAAGAAACAATTTTTTCATAGGCGTCAAGCGCGCCGTCTACGTCTGCCGGGTGTTTGTTACCAATCCCGGCGCAAATAGTATAAACTGCAATTTTAAGATCATCGCCAATTAACCCGGTGCGCTTGTAATCGTCAATCATTGCTTTCAATTTGTCGTTGTGTATAAACATTTTTCAACCTTTAATTGTCCGCAATTCTGGCTCTGGCAATTTTACGCCTTTGTGATCTTCTATAAACTTCTCAAGCGCTATAACATTCTCGCGCGGTATTGTCGGCTCATACGCCTCGCTGTAACCTGTCATTGAGGCATGCACCGCCTCGCCCGCTTGTAAAAAAAAATCTGCATACTCATTTAATTCAAGTTCAAACTTCGCCGGTTCATGCCGGCCGACTTGCAACGCCATTGCAATAACCTCATACATTCTCAACTTTGTTGTATCAAGTACTTTCAAAATTCGCGGGTATCTCCCGGCCAATGCCAATATTGTATTATAGTAATCATTTTCGCAAATCCAACCGCTTGCCCGCATAACTTTGGCAATTTTACAAGCATCATCTTCAAGCCACGCGCCCCGCTCGTTATCTGAAATATACTTTTTCATTTTTGCAATTTCTTTTTCAAGTTCTTCAATCTTTTTTTGTTTGATCATTGTCTGTTGTTCATAGTGCTGTTTTTGTGTAATAATGCCTTTCATTTCAACGGATATTTCGCCGTCATAATTTTTTGCCATTACCCGCATGGCGTCAACTTCTGTGATCATTTTTTTCAACCTATTCGCCCGGCGCGTTTCTATGATCTTATGTATTGCAATATCCAACGCCGGAAAACCCACAATGACCGCAATGATATAAAGTATTGTCATATTATCCCCTTTCCCAATGTTTGTGATTGTTTGTAACGCATGCCCTTACTCTTTCGAATACCTCAAGTTGTTCTTCTGCTGTGCAATATTCTTTATTACAGAATTTGCAGTATCTCTCATTCTCGTAGTGCTTGATGATAACGGCTTTGTATATTTCCGATAGCGTGTGATATTCAATCCCTCTTCTTACGCTCATGCAAATCATTAGTTTATTACGACAAGTAATCCTGCAAGCTAAAGCGTGTAATTCAAGACTATTATTTGCCAAATATAACCATCTAAAAGCCATGTTATACCTCCTCTGGTGGATCTGTGTTCGTTATACAATCCGGTAAACATCATTTCATCCCCCTTTACTTATTCATTCCCTGCAATATTGTGTTGCTTATAAAATCAAATATAAACGGCCTCTCGTTTGCAATCTTCTCCAACCCGCCCAACTGCTTAATGGCCTCTTTTACCTTGTCAATGTGTTGGTTGTATTTTATGGCCAATATTACATAACCCAACTGCATGCCAACGATATACTCCCGCCATTGCGCCGGGTATAACTTCCGCATTAATCTAAACGCGCTTGTATCGAATTGCGCCCCGCCCCCGCATGCAATACAACCGATATTGATAGCGCCCCGCGCTCTCGCCGGGTGGTTCGGCAAATTGTGCGTTTTTATGTATCGCCTTATCATTGTATCAGTCCAACCGGTCAATGCGTTGCATATCGTCAAGTGATCAAGTTTTGCGTAATATATTGCGCCGTCTTTTATTGCCCGCAACCCTCTTATACTTCCGTCGCTCTCGCCCCGCAACCCTGTAAACTGCAGACTGCAACCCAATTTTACCGCAAGTTTTCGCGCCGGTATTATTTTCATGGTCCGGCAACAATTTGAGCAATCAACTCGAAAACCTAAATTGTTGTTGCGGTGCTTTTCGGTCCATAACCTGCCGGCTAATTTTCCTAGCATTGCATAACCGGCGCGGATCCATTGCTCTGCCGGCGTTCTGTCTGCTTTTGCAATGTGTAAATCTGCGCCGTATTTTTCGCAAACGGCTTTTATATGATCAATCGTTTCTGGGTACTCCATTTGCGAATTGGCAAATATGACCGGCGGTTTTATTCCGCTGTATCTGTAAATTATGTCAAGTAATACGGTGCTATCCGCGCCCCCGCTGAATGCAATGCAAGTTTTTTTATGTATAGCGCCGGCATCGGCAATGATCGCTTTTGTTATTTCCATTTACTGCCTCATTTCAAATAATTTCTCAAGTGGTGATCTTATCCCGGCGCTTGCATGCCGTTCAAGTTCGTTTACAATGTCGGCTGTTTCCGGGTCGCTCAAGATCAAGCATTTATTACCGGCGCCGTTTGTAATTATTACCGCAAGCGCGTTTTTTAATTTTTCCGGGTGTTTCTGTGCAACGTAATTAATTTTGTCTGTCATTGCCTCAATGATCTCGGCGGTTGTTTTTGCAATTTCTTGATACTCCGTTTCGGTCATAATATCGTTTTTTATTTCCTCAACGTCTTTAAAATCGGTATCTAAACCCCAACCGCTCAACGCTTCGGCGGTAAATGTTTCGCCTAGTGTTTCCATATCCCAAACACCAAATGAAACATTGTCTTTAATCATAAATTCTTTTTTCTGCGCTTCGGTCAAGCTGTCCGCTATAATTACAACGGTTTCTGTATACCCCAATTGTTGCATTGCCTTGTAGCGCATATTCCCGCCAATTATTATATTGTTTTCGTCAATAATAATTGGCCTCAAACCAACCATTTCGGGAAATTCTTTTATTGAATTTTTTAACAGTTCCAACGCTTTTTTTGTGATCTTGCGCGGGTTGTTCGGCGCCGGTGTGATCTCTGATAGTTTTACTTTTTTAGTTTTCATTTTACGCCTCGTTTTTTTCTTTGTAGAATTGGCACCAACTATGCACCGGTTGAACCAAACCCGCCGGCGCCCCTGTCGGTTACGCTCAACGCCCCCGCCTGAATAAACGTCATGTTTTCCGTTTTTCTCAATGTTGCCTGTGCTATTCTATCGCCCGCCATGAAACGTATTTTTTCATTGTTCAAATTCATTACAATTAAAAAAACTTCGCCCCTGTAATCGCTGTCGATCTTGCCTGTTATTATTATTTTTTTCATTGAAATTGATGATCTTGCCGAAATCTCTATTTCATACCCTCGCGGTATTTCCAACCGCATGCAAGTATTGATCTTTTCAACGGCGCCGGGTTGTATTATAACATCTGCCGGGTTGTAAATATCATACGCGCCGGCCCCCTCCGTTTTCTTTCTCCACGTTTCAACCGCGCACGTTTTCATAAATTTTACAACTATGTCATTTGTAACGGTTCCGGTGGTTTCGTTTTTTTCAATTATATTTGTTTCGTTCATTTTACAACCTTGCCTTTCAATTTTACGTCATCACTTATAGTATTTAATTTTGAAAACATATACGCTTGGTAATCATAAACGTTTGTAATGTCTTTTGATGTATCAATGACCGCCTGAATGTAACCGGTGTTGTATACCGTAATCATTGCATCATTAATGATCTTGTTTTTTTCATAGTAACTTTTATACAAGATCAACCCAGGTATTATTGAAATAAAAAACAACGATTGTATTAAAATGAAATTTACCCCAATGCTTGCCCCGCGTCTGTCATGGTCCGAATAAATACACTTTTGTATTATTCGTTGCGCTATAATTCCCAACGTTATGCCAATTATTGCAATAAAGATCATTTGTAAAACTATCATTTTTCTGCCTCGCTTTTGTGTATTGTTACTAAACCCATTTTTGACAACTTCCGGTTGTGCGCTCGGTCAAGGTGTATTTCGGCGCTCATTTCCCGGCGCGTTTTCCTTTCTAAATCTGATCTGCATTTTTTTATACTTTCAACGGCCGGATATTGCCCCTTTGATTGTATCAACGCCCGGTATCGTATAATTGATGTAATCGGTATATGTATTAATGATACTTCAAGCAATGTCGTTGCATTGAAATACTCCCAAAAAAACAATTGTATTAAATCAAAATCACTGTTGCGCGCCTCCGGGTATTTTTGCATTATATGCAATGTCATTATGTATACGTTGTAATCGCCGTTTTTTTTGAAAAGTGAAACGCCCCCCTCTTTTGTAATTTCTGTTATGTTAAAATTCATAGCATGCCAACCGCGTTTTTTGCAATTCTCAAGCTATTTCTGATTTCCATTACAATGCCTACGGCCTGATCGCTTTTTAGTGCTGGCATCGGTTCGTTTTCAAGCGCCGTAATATATGCAAGTATTTTTTCGGCATCGCCCGCATTTTGCGCCCTGATTTCTGCCTCTCTTTTTTCGCGTTCTTCTTTTTCTTTTTGATCTTGTATTTTTTTCAATTCCTGTTGTGCCTTGTCTGCTTTTTCTTTTTCAATCCGCAACGCTTCGGCCTGTTTTTCTTTTTCTGCCTCTGCTTTTTTCCGTTCTTCTTCAAGCTCAAGCGCCCTGATCTCTGCCTCAAATTTCAAGCGCTCGTTTTCTTTTTCAATGGCTTGGCGCTTTTCCGCTTCAATGCGGTCCGCTTCAATGCGCTCGGCATCTGCCCGCGCTTGCTGTTCTTTCAATGCCTCATGTTGCGCTTTTACTTTATCAAGTAACATTTCAAATATTTCATCGGTCATATTGTCAAGGTTGTATATCTCCGGCGTGTCGGTATATGGTTTCAATGCTTCAAACCTCCAGGCCTTTAATTCTGCTTTTTTCTTTTCTTCTATTCGCTCGACAAACTTTTCCTTTTCCAACAACTCGCTTTCAAGCGGTTTTGTAGAACATTCAACCAAATTATAAACGCTGTCAATAAAGCGCCCCTCAAGCAATGATTTCTCTTTCAATTTCTTTCTGGCGTTTTCCGCATCGCAACGAATATCTTTTAACGCCTTGCGCGCTTTCCCTGCAAGTTCCATTTCTTTTGTTTGTGTAATGTCTGTAATTACAAGATCTTTTACCTGTTTTTCCCAAATAGCAACCTGTTCAAAAAAGGGTATAAAGTTATCAAGTACCTGTTGCGCGCGCCCTGTTTCAATTCCGCTATTTGTTACAACTTCCGCAAGTTTATTGTTTTTTTCCATTTTTTTTACTCCTTATTTTGTGGGCGGGTTGCCCCGCCCGGTCAAGATCATTTATTTACAAACGGGTTGTCCTCGTCTGGCACGTTTGCGCTTGTCATTTCACTCTGGCCGGCCGGTGTTGCCTTATTGCATATAAACACCTGTAAAAAATTTACATTGATG